GATGTATCATTAACTGATCCATCAGCCATTAAAAATTCAGATGATGTTCCACCATGTCTCTTAAAAGAAACTGCACTTACAATTCCAGTTACAGAATTAAGAGATAATGTAGAACCTATACCAACTTTACCTACTACAGTCAGACTGGTTAAATTCTCACTAAAGGAATCAATTCCAATCTTTAATGATTTGAATTTATTACTTAAATACTTTGCCATTTTAGTTCAATGTCTCTAAAACACTACCAATAAATTTAACATCAGTTCCATTACTTGCTGATAAAACAATTATATCTCCACTTTCAAGAACCAATTTACCAGAAAGTAAATTTGCGGTATCACTTGATTCGATTGGAAAAGTTTTTAAAACCTCAGTTGTCACTGCAACGCCAGCAACTGATCTTTCATGTGAAAATGATACTGTTTGTGTGCTGCCACCAATATTTGTTGCAGATGCCAAAAGAACAACTCCAGAGTAACCAACTGGTGCAGTGTATATACCGACTGGACTTGAAGGAACTACATTTGTAATTGTTCGAAATACGTTTTGTGCTAATGCCATTTTAATCTCCTCCTAGTGCTAAAATAAATGGTGTCATTGTTGAAAATAAACTCTTGGTATATGAATCACCAGTAACAGTTCCTGCTTGCTGATTAATTACAACACCATCACCAATTCTAAAGTTACCTGCTTGATCTGTGCTTGTGAATATTGTCAATCCACCATTTCGATCATCAATTTCATTTTCTTGAATTGTTACTCCCCCTCTTGATGGAAGAGAATTAATTAAATCAGTTCCTGATCCTATGTATTCGAAAGAGTGACTTGAAGCTAAGATTCGACTTTGTTTAAAGAAAGGAACAGTTGAACCAACACCCACAGCAAATGGAACATTTTCTGTAAATGTAACCGTTGACACTCCACTTGAAATTGGAGTTGATTTTTCAACAACAAAATACTGAGGTGCCATTACTAGTGATGCAGCAGCAGAAGATCCCCCACCACCTGAAAAAGAAATGGAAGGTGTTGATGTATAACCTCTACCTTCAGAAACAATTGTTATTTCTGATACTGATCCATTTTCTATTGTTGCAATTGCAGTTGCATTTATACCCCAAGATTGTGAAGGTGCAGCAATAGTTACTGTTGGTGGTGAAGTGTATCCAGACCCATCATTTGTCACGGTAATTTTTCCAACTGATTGATATAGTTCATCAAAATAAACAACCTGACCATCAAAAGGTCTCACAACTTTTGTTTTTGCTGTTCCACCAGAAACATAAGAATGTGCTAAAGTTGATATTCCAACGTGCGTAGTAAATTTATTTGATGCTGGTAAAGACTTAACTTCAAAAACAAATCCAACATCACCATCAGGATATGTTTTATTACCATAAGCACAGGACAATACAATATTTGCTAAAGTTACACCCATTCCAACTGTAAAATTATGATTTGAAGATGTAGTAACAGTAGTCAACCCTGTCGTGTTATCGTACTCAAAATTGGAAACATTAAATGTAGGAACTGATAAATCTAATTTAAACTCAGATGAATTTGCCGAAGTAGCAGCAGTAACAATACCAGTAAATTTTCTAGGCCCAATTCCATCAGATACTAAACCAAAATTTCCAAATGAAGAGTTTGAGTTTGTTAGATCACACATTCCACCAGATCCTGTAAATATTGATATGTCTGGATTAATTGTAAATATAGAAACTAATTGTGCGTATCCTTCATTTGTGATTGAAACACCTACTCCATTTGCATTATATTGTGTATATGAATCTGTAACCATACTTTTGAATGGCCCTATTATATGATTTCCATCGATTTTCATACCAATACTATTATTGATAAAATTAGTACAGTTACGAATATAGGGTGACTGTGCAGAATATCTTGGTTTATTTGGATTAAAAGCAAATACTGCTTTACCTGCGTTCAAAGATCCTGTAAAAGATATATCACTTATATAATCTCCAGGTGAAACATAAATTAAATCCTGAGTTGCATTTTGTGGAGTGACTGATACTTCTCTTAAACTATCTCCAATAATACTTATTTGTGAAGGGAGTTCAATTGGATTATCCTCAACATAATTTCCTGCACTTACTTTTATTACTGAACTTGCTGATGATATTCCTACTGCTGACTTTATTGTTGCCTTTGCGTCTGTAATTTTTAAACCAGAATTTGAATCGTTACCATCTTTAGTAACATAGATTAAATTTGTGACTGATGCACCAACTCCAGTAAGAGATGTTCCATCTCCACTGAATGATGTTGCTGTTACTACACCAGCGTTTACTATATTTCTACTATCATCAATAATAGTAGATCCAGATATTTTAATTGCCATTTACCGTCCTCGTGTTGCCACTGGGTAATTTTAACTATTTAGTTGATCTTTAAGTTCTTCTATTTGCTTCTGCTGATTTTTCACACATTCAATTAGAAGTCCAACCAATCCATTATAGTTAACAGTTTTAGGATCATCACCACTTACTAGTTCAGGTAAAGTATTCTCCAATTGATCAGCAATAACTCCGAGTGAAGGTCTATTATCAGATTTCCAATTAAATGATACACCTTCAATATTCATGATCTTTGATATTGGATCATCAATTTGTTTAATATTTTTCTTTAACTTAACGTCAGATGTGGAGTTGAAATCTGTTGCAGTAACTATACCAGTTGCATTTATATTTCCAACAGATATATTAGGTGTTCCTGATAGATTGGCAGCAGTTCCTGTTGTATCTTGGTTTAGTGTTGGAATTCTTACTGCATCAAAAGTTCCCGAAGTTATTTTACTTGTTGCTAAACTTGGTATTTGAGATGCAGTCAATCCAGTCAATCCTGAACCACCACCTACAAAATTAGTTGAAGTTACAACTCCAACGGACATACCTCTTGTTGAAGTATTACCAAGTCCTAGTGTGTTATGTAAAGTTTCACCACCAGTTTCAGATGCCCCAATAAATTTATTAGTAGAAGCATTATATTTCAACAAATTACCATCAGTAAGAACGGTACTTCTATCAATATCGTCCATATCTTGGATACGGACAGCACCTCCACCACCTAGTGTTGATAACTGTCTTTGTATTCGATTAATGAATAATTGATAATGTTCAGATAGTTTATCAAAGGTTACAAATTTTTGATCCAAAGGGGTCAGTGGATCAACATTATCTGTAGATGGAGGCTCTGTTATTACATTTTCTTTAAGAGTTACTTGTTCGTTGAACTTAACAAACACATCCTCCATGTACTTTATTTTCTCAGAAATATCATAATCTACTTTTTGAAACTCAGCTAAATCTTCTTTAACTTTTTCAGTTACTTTTTTAAGATCCTCTGTTCTAAAAATTTCTGATTTAATACTTGCTAATTTTGAATTGTAAGATTTTTGCCCCTCTTCAATCTTTCCAACTTCATTCTCTATAACAGAAAGTGCTTTATCATGATATATTTTGATGTCTTCTTCAAGTTTTCTGTGTTTAATTGAGGAAATGTTTAAAACATTCTTACTTTCCTTTTCTACATCTTCCTTTAACTCTTTTATTTTTTTCTCTAGTAAAAGAGATGATTTAATTACAGTTTCTTCTAATTCTTCTTTCTTATAAACTTCAACCTTAATATCTTTTAATTCTTTTTGTACATCTTCAATTACTCCTGAAAGTAGTTCAAATTTATTTACTTTCTCTTTATAATTATCAAAGGCATCAGAAAGTTCACTCAATTCAGGATTAACCAATTGATCGATTTCTTCTTTTAATTTAACAACTTCTTTCCTTTGAAAAAAATCACCTGGTTTCTTGAGGGACATTAA